GCCTGTTGCGCCGGTGTCCCCTTTGCTGCCCTGCGGGATACCGAGAGCCAACGTACCAGTCGACTTGTCGTAAGTCGCCGTTGCTGAGCTTCCTGCGGGCAGCGTTGTCACCGTGACCGATACAACGCTCAGCGTGACAAACTTCAGCAGCGTTTCGCCTTTCAGCATCTTCGCCTCGCCGCCCTGCTCAAGCACAAACTGGTCTTCGTTAGTGATCTGTAACGCTTGCGTGAGGTCGGAAATTGCTTTATCAGCCATCGGTTGCCTCGCTTTCTTCGGGCGCTTTCGCGGTTTCGGCTTCGCCGTCCTTTACTTTTTTTGCTTTCTTTTTTGCATCCTCAAGCTGATATTTCAGCGCGACAAGCTCGCGCTTGTCTTTCTCCTGCTCTTCCGCCTCGCGATGTAAAATCTCATAAGCCTTTTGAATCTGCGCCTTGACGACGCTGATCTTGCCCGCCTCCGAGCCCAAAACCAACGTGTTATTCAGCGTGTCAAACGCGTTGCTCAAAAGTTCCATTGCTTCTTTCATGCCGATGCCTCCAATCTTCTAATCCGCGCTTCCTGCTCGCGCACCTTGGCCCACAGAATTGGGATAAACTCACTGTACCGCAGAAAATAGGTCTCGCTGCCGTCATCAAGCTTGGCCGCCGCCCAGCCCGCGAATTCCTGCGAATCAATGCCGCACGCGCGCATGGCGTCCTCTACCTCCTGCGCGATGAAGCCTGTGTGATAGCGTCCGCTCGTGCCGCTGTTCAGCTTGTAGCGCTTCGGCTCGACGAGCTCAAACATGCGCACGTACTTCACCGGCAGCGCCTCAATGCTGTTCTTGATGTTCCGGTCGGACCCGTTCAACTCGTTCGTGCTGCAATAGATCGTGCTCCAAACAAAATTTGGTGCGCCAAGATTGTACCGGTTATCTGCATTCGGGGCGAAATCGCCGCGGCAATCGATGAAGTCGTAGTCGAAATTGAGCGCTGATCTTCCGTTATTCCCCGACAGATACAGGTTTCCGCTCGTCGCGTTCAACTCCATCGCCTTGCTCTCGAGCGTCATTTTGTAGTCCGCCGTGCTGGCGTACTCGGGATAGATGTAACCGCAGCGCCGTCCGTTGTCGTTGCGCACCGTGATCGTGTCGCCCTCGATCTCGCTTGCCGTCAGCGTGCCGTCAATGTTGACGGCGTCAACGTGCAAGTCGATCGAACCGGTCGAATCAACGACAACACCATTACTGAGAATTTTGAACGTCGTACCGCTGCTGCTGCTCGATACGCTCAGCGTGATCTTGTCAATGCTCTGGTCGATCATGCTCTGTGCTATGCTGCCGTCGATCTTGCCCGAGACAGTCGTGCGCAAGCCGTTGATATCGGCCTTGATGTTGGTAATGCTGCCGTTGAGGCTCGAAATATTGGCCTCAATGCCGTCAATGGACGTCGACAGCGACGTCACGCGCCCATCAACGCCCTTGACCTTGAGCATGATCTCCTCGCTGGTCTTGGTGATAGTCGAGCGTGTTTCGGCAATCTTGCGATTGAACTCTTGTGTGATGTACCCCTCAGCTGGGTATTCGTCTTCCATCTCTGCTTCCCCGGGGGAAGAAATACCCGCGTATCCGCGCCCATCATCAGAGAGTTTAGAAAGCGGCGAATAAATGCCCCCAACCGTCACGCCGTCGCCCAGCTCTGCCGCCGGATCGATGTTTGCCGCGCCTGCTTCGTACGCCTGATACTGGTAGCCTTTCATGGTTTGCAGTAACGCGCTTACCATTGGCTGCGTGGCGTGAGGGCAACTTGCAATAACTTCCATGCCGGTATCATCGCCCGCCGTCAGGCTGTTTTCATCATCCACAAGCAACGTCACACGGGAAATAGGCTTATACTTGCCGTTGTCGGAAAAACTCGTAATGTCGCCACCGACGTAATATTTATCAGACAAGAATCCTCACCCCTCCAAATGTGATAGCGTTGCCCGCTTCTGTAATGAGATAGTTCGTCTCGGTAGGCATGGACAACAACGGAATAAGCAACAGTTTCCCTGCATCGGTAATAATCCAGTTCCCGCCGTGCGCCGCTGCGATAAAACATAGCTCATTGCGGATGGTGTAATCATTTGCGGGATAGTCGATGGTATATGAGCTATTGAGCACTGTGCGGCTATCCAGCTCCACGCCCATCAACTGGCAAAAGATATTTACAGCGTCAGGCATAGTCATCGGGAAGTTAAGCGACTGTTCTGGCTCCCACACAACGTCAGCCTTTCTCATAGCGTCGTATGCTTCGAGTTCCCAATAATTCCCATCGCAGGAACGGCGGTTGGTAAAAAACACGCCCTTTGGGATCCAGTCTGTCGCCTGACTGCCATTAACAAGCCTGAGATAGCGATTGATCGTCGCGGCGCGCGGGATATTGTCCGCGACGACTGCGAGTTTCAGCGTCGCGCAACAGGCATTGCCGATGCCAAATTCTTCAAACAGCTGAGATTCAACAGAGTGGGAAACCTCCGCGTCTTTCCCGTATTCCACACCATTGATGATAAATTTGTATTCGCGTTCCGTCCCGGGCTTGTGAAGCAGCTCGCGCCACAGCGCACTTGTCGTCTGCCCCATATCACACCTCGATCAAGTTAAACGTCGCGCCGCCCCACACCTCATTGTCGTCTGCTGCTTCTTCGAGCGTGCATTCCATCGACGAGCAATAAAACGTGCTGGTTCTGACGCCATGCAGATCGAGATACTTGGCCGTGACCGTTGTCTCATTAAGGTCATCATCGAGCTTTGCCAGCTTATCGCGAGGCATAGAGCGCGTTGTATAGTTCAGCTTTCGCTTGCTGGTAATCTTGTCACGGCGCATTTTCCCATCTTTTGTGCGGGTGGTCTTATCGCTGTCGAGGTCGTTGCGGCTCCACCCATAACCCTTTGTGGCGATAAAATCGGAGTAGTCCGTGCCGTTGATAATAAGGACTTCCATGTTACTCCTCCTTAGTACAACAGCACGGGCTTACCCGCCGCGCGTGTCATGTTGTTAATGTTCTTCACGGTGCTGCGTGCGATTTCCTTACCGTCAAGCTGGATAACGACCGTAGTTGTACCGCCGCCAGATTCCGCCATAGCCTGCTTAAATGCTTCGACCATCGTTGCAAGCGGCGTTTCGATGTTCGTCCCGCTCTTCTGGTCGCCCAGCACGGCGAGAAATTCTTTGTTGGGCGGAATGACTGCGCCGGTTGCCAGACGCGGAAGATGTACTTCGGAAAGCGAGGAAAGATGCCCCCCGATGCTTTTACCGCCAAGACCCGGAACCCAGCTCGGGACGGTAAACTTAATCGTGTTGATCTTGCTGATAAGCCAATTCAATCCCTTGATAATGGCGTTCACCGCGCTTTCAGCAATAATGACGATGCTGTTCCAAATGCCTTTAAACACCTTTTTGACACCATTCCATGCAGAATTCCAGTCACCAGTGAACACGCCCTTGATAAACTGGATAATGCCGCCAAGGATGTTATCTTTAAGGTTTCTCGCAAACTCGGTCAAATTGCCAGTCAGAGCAAGCACAGCGGTAACTACCGTAGCAATTCCCGCAATCACAAGTGGGATGACACTACCGGTCAGAAAGAAGAATCCCAACCCCGTTGCCACAATGCCAGCAATCAGTAACAGCGTGTTTTTGAGATTTGCACCGTTATCACAAATGTCCTTAAACGCTGTGATAATCATTGCTGCGCCAGCCACTACAAGGCCGATGCCAGCCCCAACTTTGCCGAATGCGATTGCAAGCCCCCCGGCAAGCGCCGCTGTGCCTGCAAGCATTTCAAGCAGATTCCCCCAGTTAACGCCGTTATTCCATGCGTCGGATAAGCCGTCCCACAGAAGAATCAATCCTCCAACCGCGATAAGGATGCCGCCGAGCTTTTGCAGAATAGTGCCAAGCACACCCGGCAAGCTGCTGCTGATTTTCCACAGCGCTAATCCTGCCGCAATGAGCATGACTGCATCGGCGATTTTTTTTAAGCGGTCGCTGATGTCGTCCATGTAGCTAAAGTCCGGAGTGATTGCGTCAGCGGATGCGCCACCGCCCGCATCGTTTGCGGTATCGGTGGAAATCTGGTTGATCTCATCAAACGCCGCAAGCTGACTTGCCGCTTTCTTCGCGGCACTGCCCGTTCCCTTTAATGCGCTGGTCTCTTTGTTTAGCGCCTTTGCCGAGTTAGCAGTTGCCTTGACGCTCTTGCCAGATATAAGCGCCACAAGACGCGTGATTTGCGAGACTACTGCCGTAATAACTTTTACAAGCAGTGTAAAGGCGGGGACAATTACGCTTACAAGAGGCTGTGCCAGCGTCAAAAGCACTCCTTTAAGCTGCGCAATGGATTCTCTTGCCTCGGAGTTTACCATTACGACGTTCTTTACCCAGTCGCGCACTTTTGTTAAAGCTTGGGTAATAACTGTAAAAACAAGTGCGCTGCGGACAACAGATTTTACGCGCTGTCCAAATACTTTCATGGAATCTGCCGCCGCTTCGGTTGCATTGCGCAGCCCTGCGCCTTTGGCTCTGCCCTCGATCTGCTGTGTTAGCTCGACTGCCTGCGTTTTCGCGTCGGAAATCTTATCGCCGGTTTTGTTGAGCTTTTCGTTGAGCTTATCAATGCTATTTGCAGTTTTGTTAAATTCGCTTTGCAGCATTCGCACGCGCTCGGCCTGCTCGGACACGTCGATTTTCTCATACGTGCCTTTTGGCGCTGTGCGCATATCGGCAAGCTCCTGTTTCGCCGCATCCAGCTCTGCTCCGATGTTGCGCAGCCGGTCTTCCATCGGCGTTTTCTGGTCGCCGAGCCTTTTAAACTCCTTTTGTAAGGATTCGATATTGCTTTTTACTTTGTTCAACTCCTGATGGAGTTTTTTGTCGCTAATAGTCGCTTCAAATACGACTTCGCCGTCAGCCATAATATCACCTTCTTGCTTTTTGGTTTTTTGCGTGATATCATCCAAGCAGCCATAAATAATGGCAAGGAGGAATGAAAAATGGATAAGATGACTACTTGCAAGGTATGCGGGGCATCTATCGCAAAATCCGCTACCACTTGCCCGCAGTGTGGAGCCAAGCAGAAAAAGCGCCACCCAGTGCTGGGGATTATCATTGCTATTTTCGGCATTTGCATGATTGCCGCCGCATTAAACGACATGGGCGATGATCCTGGCGCGGAGAAACAAACGTTTAGTGTTGGAGAAACCGCCGAGCTAAACGGAATCAGTGTAAAGTTTGATTCTTGCGCCGAAAGCAATGGATCGCAGTTCAACACCCCTGATGACGGTAATGTGTTTTTGCTTTGTGAATTCTCCATTGATAACCAGTCGGATAAAGATATTGCCGTTAGCTCTATCGCATCGTTCAACGCCTATGTTGATGACTACTCGACAAATCTGAGCATTTCGGCCACCATCGCAACCGATAAACCCCAGTTAGATGGAGCCGTTGCTGCCGGTAAGAAAATGACCGGTGTTGTCGGATACGAAGTCCCCAAAAACTGGGAAGAAATTGAAATCCGCTTTACTCCCGACTTTTGGTCTGGAAACGAAATTGAATTCATTGCAAACAAGTAACCATCTTCGCCCGATGCTATTTTGCGTCGGGCGTTTTTTTGCCCAACCACGCATTGATCGTGTCGTTTTCTTCTTCCGTCATCGGCTTATTTAGATCGACAAGCCGCCTGTTTTCTCGGTAAAATTCTCGATCCGACTTGTCGAGCGTTTTTCCTTTTGCTTTCAGGTTGCGAATTCGAACGATGTTTGCAAACAAGCAATCCCCGATTTCGTAGTACGCCGAGACGAATGACCACCAATGGAAATAAGGCATTGCGCGCACTTCATGTCCCACAACGTGGTTGATGGGAGCCACGATGTATTGGAAGTCTTGCTCCCAATCCATCAATTTAGGTCGCTTTTGATTATCGCCTTCATCGCCGCAGTCGAGAAACCATGTCATCTGTTTCACGGCTTCTGGAATGTGCTCATCCGGCATTTTTAAGAAGTCTGGATAAAAGATATCCAGCGCCGCAATCACTTTTTGCTCGTTTGTCAGATCAGTCGCAGCAAATGCCGCCAGCACGTCAAGCGCCGCGCGATAGTCCGAGCGAATTTCATAGTCAACGCCGCAAACGCTCAGCGAGGTTGGAAGATCGTACATCATTTGCGGTATTTCTGCGTATACTTGCGGATTTTCTCATCGGCAAGCGCCTGTTCGCGCTTTACTGCCTCATCAAACTGCTCGATGATGGCGGTCATAAAGTTCTGCCAAACCGGCGCACCATTGGCCGCGGAATATGCGTTGACGCTGCCAAAAAGCGTATCGGCAATGTCCTGTCCGAACAAATCATTGATGATGCTACGCATTTCCTTGTCGAGAGAATCAACCATGTCAAAAAGCTCATCATCGGGGATATCCTTTTCGAGCGTCTTTGCACGGGTCTCCTGCTTCTTGCGCAGGTCATCAAAGGTTTTATATGCTTTCTTTGCAAAGTTCACGTCCGCAGGATTAAAGTAAACGGTAACAACGCCGTTTACGCCGCGAATTGTGTATTCTTTTACGCCAGAATCAAAAGTGAGTTCCATACCTTCCTCCAAAATGAGGGCTGACAAACGCCAGCCCTCTATTTCTTATTCGCCCTCGGTAAACGTGATCGTGCTGCCAGAGATAGCGGCAGTGCCGACCGTGCGCGTGCCGCCAAGCGTCACGTCGATAGGCATACCGATAAAGCCGCCACCCTCGCCGCCGAGGGAAGAGGGCTTAACCATGCAGGACGAATAGCGCTCCGCAAATACTGCGGTCTTTGCCGTGCCTGCATAGGCGTGGACAATCAGCACGTCCTGATTCGCCAGCGCCGCCGCGTTCTGCTCCTTGACCGCGAGATTCCAAATCTTGACGATGGCAGGATCCCCAGCGTCCAGATCGGACGGGTCAAAGGTCTGCGTGATGATGGGTTTCTTCATGGTCGTGCGCGTCGTGCCAAGAATATCCTTCGAGGAATCCTCCTGCCAGTCATATTCCATGCTGGAATCTGTGACGCGCGTACCGAAGGGCGACCACGTGGGGGTTCCAGTTTCGCCCGTGTTGAGACACGCAATCAGAAGTTCTCGGTCTACGGTCTGCCCCGCCGTGGTGTTAAAGGTCATATCAGCCATTTTTAATCACCTCGTAGTTCATTTTCATAAGGATTTGATGATCCTCATCTCCGTTTTCATACATGGCAAAAAGAGAGGATCGCGTTGTCGGCTCAATGCGAATGACGCGCCGTCCATCTCCAATGTCAGGCGGCGTTTCGTTTGCTGCCCAATCGCCCAAGGCGTTAAGCAGCTCGTCAGCTTTGAGCCGTTTGTCGTTGCTGTTCCCCGGCTTCATGCGGTAGATAACCTTGAATTGGTATTCTGCCTGATACCCGCCGAGAATGTATTTCCTGACGATATACGCCGCCTGAATCGTAGACAGCGCCATCGCCGCAGTATCGGCGGGAAGAAATTCGAACCGAATCAAATCAACCGGCTTGTCAGGGAATGTGTTTAACCACGCAAGCAACTTTCGGGAGACTTGATCCTCTTCCGCTGCCGAGACCGTCTTTTTAACCTGTTTCGTACTTCTTCACCGCCTTTTCTGCTACACGCAACCACTTATCGAGGTTCTGCGCTTTTGATGCTTCACACCAATGGTCTTGTGCCTGTGGATGCGCCGTGTGGTTGAATACCAAATTGCGGTCAGTCACGACCTTCGTTCCGCCTTTCGGCGCGTATGTGCTGCCGGTATTTGGGTCAACCATGACTTTCCCGTAGTACAAAAATCTTGCGTAAGGGCCGAGGTAGATGATGTCGTTGCCAACTACCCTTGTACGCTGCGTTAACGAGCCTGTGAGCATCGGCACAAAAGGCTGAGTATCTTTCTCCATCTGCTCGGCTAAGACGTGCTCTGCGCGCGTACAAACCTTTGCAACGGCAGTCCTTACAGCGTCCATTCCATCGGTATGAACGGAAAATTTGATTCCCATTACGCACCTCCGACTTCCCAGTGTCTCATGTCGGCGCTTCCGTAGTCCATCGCGTCGACCTTCGTCACTTTGTAGCAGTCATCGTGATACTGCACGACGGTCATATTGTCGGAGATAAACTCACCCTTGATAAACAACGTTTCGCCGCCGTTCCCGTCATAAGAAAGCGTCCATAGCCCGCTGCGATCTGTAGCTTTAACAAACTCTTGCGGCTTTGCATAGGTCTTCGCCGCGCCCGTCTTACCATCCACGGCTTCCACCGTAAACGGGATATACAGATTCACAGCGTCCGCACTTTCAAGGCCACTTTCGCGCACGTTCACGCCCTTCGACGCTTGCAGCATCACACCACGCAGGATTGTGGTATAAACTTTCTCGACCTCATCAAGCGTTGTCGGGTCGATCTCCTGCACAATGTTGTAAATCGTTACAGTGTGGGGAGCGTACATCTACAACCACCTCCGCGATACAGTAGCCCGGTATGGGCAAGGTATTCCATGCACGTTTCTGCCAGCAGTTTCTTCGCACCGTCCGTCGCACTGAGTGCAGACAGGGCGGATTCCCCGCCCGTTGCAAGGGTGCGGGAATATCTGCCTACCGTCTCGCTTTTGACTTCCGCGTCATTTGCCGCGGCGTTTGCAAGAGTTTTCGCGGCAAGCGCCTGCGCCGCCTCGATGACCGCATACTTGTCAACCAGCGCACAGCAGCACATCTTAACCGCATCAAGATCGGCGTGGTCTTTAGCTTTGTTGCGCGTGTAATAATCGAGGAAGGAGCCGGCGCGGACAACAAGACGCGGGAAGTCATTTTCACTCACAGCGCCCATATAGGTGCCGGAGTAGTATTCAAAGTCTGCGTAAGTCATCAGTGCCCTCCTTCCAAAACTGCGAGAATTTCAGCCTTTTTCATCGAACTGCTGACCCCTTCCACCCCGTTTTCATCGGCATACGCAAGCATTTCAGCTTTTGTCATGTCGGAGAAAGCCGGGGTGTCAGGGTCAGGCTCATTCAGCAGTTCAGTTAGCCCCCCACCGCCGGAGTGATAGAGCCGACCACCACGCCGTCGATACGCTCAGCGAAAAGAGCCATGCCGTTGATAACGGTGTCAGATGCGGTCATGTTGGTGTAATCGGGCTCCTCATGGATACCGATATAGCCGGTGGCGTCGGTGGTGAAATCGAACACCTCGCCAAGATCAGCGCCGTTCACAGGAATGTAGTACAGGGCAATGTTGTCCTTGGCGGTGGCGTAAATCTTGCCCTTGGGAACGCTGGAATTGAGAATCACGGTGCCAAGGCCGAGGAAGTTCTCAACGTAAGTCATGCCGAACGCGGTCTGCAAGGTAATGTTTGCGCTTGCGAGGTAGTCAGCAACGTCCAGCGGGTTCAGAAAATACACCGCACCGATCTCGTCATCTTCAAACAGCACCTGCAGCTGGCCCCATGCCTGTGCCAAGGTTGCCTGGAAGGTCGCACCAGATGCCGTGCCCGTGCCGGTTGCGAGGAAGTCGAAAAAGTCTTTTCGGATACCCTTCTGGACGTCCTTGAGCATTTCGTCGGTAGTCATCTCTACCGCCTGATCGTAGCCGCGATCGGTGATTGCTTCGGCAGAGGTGGCTTTGCGCCACTTCTTAAGCGTAATCTCCTTGTAGTTCACGGCTTCGGTCTTGTACTTGCTAAGGGGGATGGTCTCACCCTCAGCAACAGCGCCGCTCTCCAGCGTGCCAGTGGCCTTGTAGCTCTTGAGCACAGTTCCAGCCTGCTTTGCGATCTTGCGGGTCACACCCAAGGCCTCCATCAGCTTTTTGATGGAATAGCCGAACATTTCGGTAAATTCAATTTCGCGCACACGCGCGAGGTCAGCTTTCTTAATGAGATTAGGATCAGCAGCCATTTTTATTCTTCCTTTCTAAACAAATCCATATTTGCGGCGATTGCAGCGCGCCGCTCCGCTCTGTCATTGATTTGCATAATCTCGTCCTTTGTCATCGGTTTCCCGCCGCCGTTAAAGCGCGCGCCAGTGTCGAAGCGAACGGTCTGCTTGGAGACAAGCCCCTTGTAAGTGCCGTCTACGAGCGCATCAAGAGACTTGGTGTCCTTGATCTTTTCTCCGTCCAGCTCCAATGCGGCCATTTCTTCGCCGCAGCCGCGCATAGCAAGGTCGAGATTCGCGCCGGTGATGTTTTTGCTCTTAAAGTAAGCACGCACGGCTTTTTCCTTTGCCGCCTTGCTTTCCTTTGCCGTGATGTCGGTCTTAAAGGCTTCAAAGGCCGAGTGTTCTTTCTCGTACTTCTCCTTGTAACCGCCGTCACCCGCCGCCTTGAGGTCGTCCAATTCCTTCTGGACACCGGGCAGCTTCTCCGCGTCCGCCTTGTACTTCGTGAGATCGTCCTTGAGGGGGTCAACCACGCCCAGATGCAGCGCAACCAAGCGATTTTCGATCTCTTCGGTGCAAGCCTCGCCGAGAATATTCCTGATTTCCGCTCTCGTAAATTTCGCCATGTTATTCGTTCTCCTTTTCCTTGGCCCCAATTCTTCGGGGGCGAACGTTGTATAAAAACCGCTGTACCTTGCGGGTTTTACCTAAAACAAAAGAGCCACCCACCGAGAAAAACTCGGTAGCTGGCTCCTATTGCCCTTTCCCGCGCCCTATTACGCGGGAGTTGAATATTTGATTGTTTTCTTGACCTCTAAAACGATGTACCCGTCGCCTTTTCGGCGTATTTCAGCATCGTTTCCGCGCTTCAAAATTGCATCGATTGCCTTTTTGACTTCTTCCCAGTTCAATACAGCACCTTCATTCTTTCCCGCTGCTCCGGCAGTCCTGCCGCCACGCTGAACGCTTTGTATTTCGCGTTTAACCGCCGCAGCCTTATGTTTACCGCAGTCTCATCTTCATGCAATCCTGCGGCCTTGTAAGCAGCTTTTTCGCGCTTTAGTTTGCGTGCCTCGCGCTCAACGCGCCGCTGCATCTGCGTTGCTTCGTATGCAGTGTATTTCTTTCCGTCAAAATCGCATCCGAGATCATCATCAATATGGGCAAGCTGTTCGTCTGTGTATGTGCGTTCGCTTACGCCCTCAACCCAAACGTTGCGGCGATGCCGACAGTTAGCCCCCTCAAGTCCATCAACAGCCCCAAGACCGCACACATCGTAAATGCTCGGGTAGATGTCCCCTGCGCGAATACTGTATACCTTGCCTTGCCAGTCCTTATGGCTTGACCACGGTGACGGCCCAGGCTTATCTCTCGCGCCAGCATGGGCGGAAACCTCAAAATACGGAGTTTCGAGATACTGCGCCGACTGCTCCGTATATTTAGCGCAAATTTGATTTACGCCAGTCATCACGGCCCTGCGCGCCGCCACATCGATCTGATCTCGATGCCCGCTCTCATAGTCAACGACCTTCAAGCCGCTGTCTGCAAGCTGCTTTACTGCCGTCTTAATGGCTTGATTATAGTTGATCGCGCCGCTCTGCACCTGCATCACCGCATTATCAAGCGCCCATTGGTACGATTTGGCAGGGGGCAGCATTGTGCGCCCAGCGTCCACTAAAAAGCCCATTGAGCGCGTTATGTTGCGCATTGTTTGCTTCGTCTGCTCGTATATTGCCCAAGTATCCTCTACGCTTACCAGCGTTTCCGGCTGTGTGATGTGCGCAAGGGCGATAAGCTCGGTGTAATACTTCTGGTTGCGCTCCACCACATCGTCAAGCAGCTCATTCAACTTCGTTTCGCTGATACCGGAAGTTTTGCGGATTGCCTTCTCAATCTCTTTCAGATCGATACCATGCGCCCGTAGCGCCCGAATATCCTGCACCGTTACCTCGTTCAGCTCATCTGCAGCTTTAAGTCGGGAGCAGATTTCTTCCAGCAGCGTGATTTCAAGCGCACGGAACAGTTCTGCCAGTTCTTCCGGCAACGCGTCAAGCAAGGCGGGGCTAAAAGGGTAAGGACGCATGCGCCGTCACCTCACTCAATCTCCTCTTCCGGCTCTTTTGTCATGTCCTGCATTTTCGGCAAAGCCGCCTTTGCGGTCGCCTCGTCCTCGTTAAACCAGCGCATACGAGCTTCCCAATCATTCATAATACCGTCAGAAAGCATCCGTTCCTCTTTGTTAAACTCGGCGTCTTTGTCCTCAATGATGCTGTCATCAAAGTCAATGGAGATTTCAACTTCCTCATCAAGTCCTGCGTCCATATAGCGATTGCCCATGCGAAGCAAAATGCGACACAGCACCGTAATCGCTTGCTCGAGGATAATTTCATGCTTCCTAATCGTGCGGAACATGGTGCTATTCTCGCTAATGACCTGTGTGGCCGTGGCAATGCTTGTCTGATCGAATTTGTAATGATTCTCGCCAAAGCCGCATTTGCTCGACAATATGTTGAGCATATCTTGCATACCGGTGTTAAACTCTGCTGTGCGCAGCGTCATATCGACCTGTTGCAAAATGTTTCCATCAGATTCGCGATCTTCCGGGAGAACGTAGTAAACCGTTTCGCGCTTATCAAAGACCGGCCTACCGTTGATGTCCTTGGTTGCTTCCGGCTGTACCACGATGCGCTTTTTCCCCAGCACAAACTCATTCACATAACTATCGTATGTAATATCAACGCTTTTGAGCTGGTCGATGGCGGAAGCGAACACTGCAACGCCCATAGGGTTATCTTCATCAGAGTTCGCAATGTTCAGACGGTCAATGACAAACTGCGGCTTGGCGCTTCCTGTGTGGACAACAGGGGGAATTGCTTCAAATCCTCTCACGCTGGTTAATGGGACTTCCTCCGCATCGTACAGGTGGTTTTCAATGTCGTATTCGCCACCGTTCAGCCGATGCACCTGAATGTAGATGTATTCCGTATCATCAACTCGTTTTGTCCATGCAAAAGCGCACTCACGAATAATGCCATTGTCCCACGTCAACGGGTAGATGTTTGCAGCGGTTACATAGTTGATATGAATTCTTCCGGGGTTAGCGATCTCTGCTGTATCAGGGTCAACGCTCATATCCTCCATGATTGGAACATAAGCAACTGTACCAACAGCGGATTTCCGCTCCTGCAATTCATTGGATTTGACTTCCCAGTTATTATCGGCAAGAATCGCATCTACAAATTCCTGCTCCTTCTTGCCCTCAAGCGTGATATTCACGCGCTCGTTCATCAGCAGGTTCGCCCAGTCCTCGCAGACTTTCTTGCCCATGTTGACGGAATATCTGTGGCATTCCAGTTCTTCGATGCCATTCCACACCGTATAACTGTGGAAGTCTTTTACATCGCCGTCATACCATGATTTCCATACATCGATCAGGTCGTAGAATTTGCTATTGATCGTGTCAAAGCCCAATTCTTTAAGTGCTCTGCGAATGTTCACTGTTTCACCGTCCTCATGTGCCCTGCGCGCTCCAATTCCTTGTAGTACGGCTCAATGCTGTACTCAAATGCGTCAAGGCTGTCAATATCAGATGTTCCATCGTCAAGGCGCTCGTCCTCGAACTTGTCAGGATCATAAATTGCAGTTTGCAGTGCATCAATCAAGTGCGGACAGCTGCGCGAAACCTTAAAACGCCCCTGCTTCATCAGCAGCACCACGAGCCTGATTCTATCTGTAATTTGCAGTTTCATTGCGTTCTTGACCTGCGTGCCGAGGTGCATCTTCTGCGCGGTATGATCTAATCCACGAATTAGCACCGTTTCCGCGCTATCTGCTCGCGTCTGGCTGTATCCGTACTTTGCCGTAACCATTTGGCAGAACGTGGCAAAGCGCCTATTCAATGCGTCAGGGTCAACCTCTTCGTTCTTGATGTATTCCTCTTCCAGTGCGACCACACGATAATCTTTTGTAATCCCGGTCGCCTGAAACTTTGTCGCAGACTTTGTCCCGCCGAAGTCAACACCAATGGAAATAACAGAGAATTTCGTTTCCTGTTCTTCCGCCCATTTCAAAGGGTCATCAATCAAATACTTTTCGGTGTTGTTGGCAAAGTCTTTGTAGACAACGCCCTCCGCCGCTACCCAAAGGCCGCGCACATACCGGTCATAGAAAATGCCAGCATACATGTTTTTGTAGCGCGCAAGCGTCTTCTCACTCAAACCGGGGTTGTCAGCCATTTCGAAGTGAAGATATAGTGTGTTCCGTTCGCGGTGTCGCTTAATCCACTCCTGATAGAACCAGTGATGCGGGCTGCCGGGGTTACAAGAGAACCACAGTTTTGCACCGTCCACAGAACATCGTGCAAGCGACTGTTCCACGAACGAGCGCGGCATTAGCACCACCTCGTCCAGCAGCACCCCCGCCAGCGTGCGGCCTTGAATCAGCGTATAGCTGGCCTCATCCTTTCCGCCGAACACCTCAAAGTAATTCGTCACGGCGCCGCGCCGCACTTCCATCACCTTGTCACCACGCCGCCAGCGAATGATATAGCGCTCTTTGGCAAGGCTCATCGCCGTAAACGGCACGATGATGTTCTTGGTACAGCTATCCACTGTGCGGCCACACACACCGAAGCGCTGACCGCTGAAATTCTCCATCGCCCAGCGGACGAACGCCCACATCATAATAGAGGTCTTGCCGGAACGCACCGCGCCGTCACAGATCAGCGCGTCATACTTGGAATATGGGAAAGCAAGGATTTTTGCTTGTTTTGGGCTAATCATCGCTCTCCAACCCTTCTGCCATTTCACGCAGACTCACGCTCAAAGCATCCTCCTGTGCGTTATCAGTCGGCATACCCAGCTCAACAATATCGCGCTGCCCAAGGTACTGTTTCCCCAGCCAAATAGCCATATTCGCGTTCTTTTCAGCCAATCGCCACTGACTTCTCCGCAGTGAAATTTTCCCCGCTCCTCGCTTTTGCTTAAATACCTCGGAAAAACTGGCATGATAGGTGCGTTTACACCAACTATCCAATGTTTTATCGGTCACATCAAACCAGCCGCAGATTTCCTCAAGCGTGCATTGCAGGCCGCAGAGGTTCTCGAACTGCTTCTGGTCTATTTCCTTTCTTGGCCTTGCCATACGCGCCCTCCTTTCTCTGCTGGCGTTTGATAAACTTCTCCATATCCCGCTTTAGGTGCGGGCTGCTTGTTTTGGCGATGATCGCCCGCGCTTCTTCAATCGTCATTCAGCAGCACCGCTTTCTTCCCCGTAAACTTCTCCCAACGGTCAACAATGACATCGGCATACTTTGGGTCAAACTCCATGCAATACGCGTGTCTTCCGTTCTGCTCCGCTGCCATGATCGTTGTGCCGGAGCCAGCGAACAGGTCAAGTACATTCTCACCCGGCTTACCGGAGCACTGCATCTGGTAATCAAACAACTTAATCGGCTTCATGGTCGGATGCTCCGCAGATTTGACAGGCTTATCGAAATTCAGCACCGTTGTCTGTCTGCGATTCTTGAAGAAGTAGTGCTTCTTACCCTCCGTCCACCCGTACAGGCAAGGCTCGTGATCGTCCTCTTCAATCTCACTTTCACCGTACAGGCAAGGTTCATGTTTCCACTGGAAATCCTGTCTCCCCATTACAAGGGAGTTCTTCACCCAGATCAGGCACTGCCTAACGCGCAGCATCGCATCTCTGCACGCGCCACGGAAGTTATACCCTTCACTGTCTGCATGCCAGATGTAGAACGGAGCGCCGGGTTTCATGACCATCGCCGCATTGGAGAAGGCGTCCGTCAGGAACCTTCTAAATGCCGTATCCTCCATATTGTCGTTCTTAATCTTCCCGGCGGTGCCCTGATAGTCCACATTGTACGGAGGGTCTGTGAGCAACAAATCCATTTGTGCCCCCCCCACGAGCTTCTGTACGTCTGCCAAAGACGTGCTGTCTCCGCACATAAGGCGATGGTCTCCAAGCTGGTACACATCGCCCAGTTTGCTCTTCGGCTCTGCCGGTAAAACGGGATCGTAGTTGTCCTCTACCACTGACGTGTCGAGTTCATCACGCAGCCCCCAATCAAAGTCAAAAGCCGACAGGTCAAGACCAGGCAGTTCATCAGCCAGCAGGTCAAAGTCCCAATCGCTCTCGTTGCTCTTGTTATCCACCAGACGCAGGGCGTTCACTTGCTCCGGTGTCAGATCGTCCACGCAGACGCAAGGCACTTCTTCCATGCCCAATTTCTTTGCCGCCATAGCGCGACAATGGCCGATTACAATTACACCATCGCGGTCAATCACAATCGGCTGTACAAAGCCATACTGCTTGATGCTCTCCGCAACGTTGTTAATTTGCCGCTTGTCATGCTTTTTTGCGTTGCCGGCATACGGAACAATATCCGCAAGCCTCCGCTTTGTGATTTCCATGCCATCCTCCTGTTTTGCTACCAGCCCCCGCCCCTTGGCCTTACATAGCAGACTTTACCCGCCCCGAAGGGCATACACTTACTGGCTCAGGCTCGCCCGGTGTTGTCGCCGATTTGGCCTGATTTAATCGCTCACCCCATGCTCACGCGAACCATTATTGCCGCACTTTCAGGCGGGCGCTTTGCCCATTGCCAAAGGCAGCGGCGCTCCTCTTTTGGAGCGGCGAGGCGGTATTGAGCCGCCACACGTCCGCAATGTTGCCTATACCCATTGCTTTCGCTTCTGCTTCTGCACACCGCATATATGGCCGTCTTTCCCGCTTAGATTGTCACACGCTACCGGCAACTACGCTCCGAAAAGTCGTAGCCCCTATTCCGTCAGGTCAAACCGGTCTTGACGCATCAAGACAAGCGCAGTTTTCAGCGAGCTTTGTCATTTCCATGTGAGCCATGACGACAACGGTCTCACATTGTCCGGGCGCTACCCGGTTACTGGCACAGACGGTGGGGCTCGGACCCACGACATACCGGCTCACGAAGTCCGGTGCTCTACCAACTGAGCTACGTCTGCGTATGTCCCCGCTGGGCCACATCGTTGAGAGGTGCGCGGGGTCCTGTGCCGCATGAGAGGTGCGACCTCTCGGCCCTGATTGTGGGCTGCATCGTGCGTGCAGCATGCTGCGGGGGCGGTGTGAAAAGATGAAAAACACCGCGCCCCGCTATGGCGCAGGAGGTAAACGCCATAAATGAGAGAACCGCAAAGGCTTTTACACCTCTGCGGTTCAATTCTCCCATAATTGCAATACCCTGACTCACTTATAAGTGAGTTTTGCAAAATATTTTTATAAACTTTTTGGGTAGTCCGACCGCCCGAGCAGATAATCAATCGACACGCCGAAATAATCGGCAATGCTCATCAGTGCGTCCATTGATGGTTTCTGCGTCCCCATCTCGTAGCGTTTGATCGTGTTGCGGTTCAGCCCGCACAGCTCGGACAGCACGCAGCGCTTTAATTGCTGGCGTTCGCGTAACCTCCGCAGGCGGTCAGGAAATGTGCTCATATGCGCCTCCGCTCTGCTCGAAAAACTTCTTTTGCTCCTTCAATTTCTGCAACTATGTATTCGCTATCAAGATTTACATATTTCACAGTACCTTGTTTTCGATATGTTTTCGCTGCCAAAATAAGGCTCCTATCGTTTTGCTCTCCCACGCGAATCGCAATTTGCTTATATACAACTGCGTCACGGTTCAGGTGCTTAGCGTCCATCTTTGCCCCCTTTTTGTTTTAACTCACAGCGGGTAATAATGATCCACTTACTCACCACCCAGCTTTCTCTTCACCCACGCCCACAGGTTCCTCCACGGGTGGGATTCTGCGTAGTTGGCGCGAATACCCGCATCGATTACCTCCAACTGTAGATTGTTTACGTCTCCACGCAGCGTCTTAGAATAAGCTTCACACCGCACGATTTTATCATTCATTTCCACAAGTGCTCCATCTGCGGCTCCCAACTCCGCATTCGCCCGCCCGAGCGCTTCCTCGGTATCAGCAAGCTTATTCCGCAGCACATCCGCGTCCGCTTTCAGGTTCGCAATCTCATTTGCCTTGTTGATGGCCTCGTCGTTCATCCGGTCGATCTGCTTGGTCAGGGCGGCGTTCTCGGCCTTCAGGCTACTGATGGTCTGGTTCTTCTTCACCAAATCGCTTTTCAGTTCAACGATTTCTTTTTTTCGGGATTTAAGCTGTTCAGCCAACTCGTGATATTCATCTCTCTTCGATTTGAATTTTTCCTCAGTTTCCTCCACCATCTTCGCCATCTGGTCTTTGGTGTACTTTTTGATGTTGATGCTCATTCGGCCACCGCTTCCCCGACGATCACCCAGTCATCAGCCAGCATGTCGGCCTGCGAGGCCAGCCATCCGAGCTGTACGCCGGACGTGCCGACAAAGGCAAGCGCTTTGTTTCCGATGGCCTCGTGCTTGGCGTTAATTACCTCGTGCGCGGCGTTCTCGTAGCTGATACGCTCCGCAAGCTCGACGTACTGGTTCTTACCGTTCCAGCCGCGGCGTGCGATCTTCATTCCTTTCTTTGCCGCCTCGATAGCAAGTCCAAAGCTCAGCCCGTCAGTCAGTCGATACGCCTCTTCAAAAACCTGCTTCGGGCTGAAAGATTCGTATCCGTCAGGGTAGCGGACTTTGTAGCCATCTTCCTCGGGGTCCATGCTTCTCGGGATGGGCTGGGTCTTCTCATAGACCTTGCCTCCCTTGCGGATAGCCGGTGCCGCCTCAATAAGTTTCGTTCCGATATACTTTTTCATAGCAAAATTCCTTTCTATTTTCGCCCGCAGGCGTTATTTCATTCGTAGCTGTTCTTCCCGTCCCCGGTCGCTCACGATGCTCACGACCTTGCAGTCGCCGTATCGCTCGATGTCCATGGCGATGCGCTCCTTGATGCCCTGCGCGTCAGCGGCGGGGACGTTGGCTTTAATCGTGATCGTCAGCATGTGTCCTCTCCTTCGGTTCGCCGTAGCTGCAAAAGCCATCTGCGCACATCATTTCAAATGATTTCATACATTTGCCTTTCGGGCCGTCATCTGTCCCATAAGTATCGGGGTCATCATCCCAATGTACACAGTCCTTGCAGCGAGTAACGACCACAGCATCGACGGTGGGAATAGCCCTAATATCTGCTGCTGTAGCGTAAAGCTCCCAATTTTCATCTGGTCGCCAATGAATAGCATCCCTGTCAATCAGCTTCATCGCTGTCACCTCAGTCCATCTTCGCGCCGCAATGGCAATACGGCTCTTGTCTACTCTCTACTCTGCCGCAACGTGAACATCGGTAGTATCGTTCCGGCATGATGTGGTCACCGCCCAAGAATGAGATCCACCGCCCATGCACCACCGGCGCAACGTCAGCGGCGGGGATACTATCAATCGCCTCTTTGCAGTCTCTTAGACACTCTCCTGAGTAATGATGAGCTTCATAGTCCCACATAGCCCCATAGTCAACTGGATTGATCTGCTCTAATGCACGGAGCGCATCATCACGTTTGAGGTATTCAACCATCGTTTATCTCCTCGCTATCACAGTTTCCAGAGCAATCACCAAACGAGACATTCATCCATTCCGCCGTAAGTTCGCAGTATACTATCGTTTCTCCGACGGCGTTGGACCGAATGTCACAGGCGTGAATGCATGGGCAGCGTTTCAATTCAGCCATTGTCAGCCCTCCCATTCCACATGCTCGATCCGGTTTCGTAGCCGGTCGACCTTATAGTCTCGCTGCCCCGCCACCGCGTCCTCGACCTTAAACTCGATCGCCATCTGGTCGAGCATGATCCCGACGTCGGCGATCTCTTCGGCGATGTTGGCGAGCGTGTCGCCGTCTACTCGTCCGCGCAGAAACTTGCACAGCACGTTCTGCAACTCGGCCATTTCCTCAAAAACCATCATGATTTGCGCCTGCGCGCCGTAGCGGCTGAGCGCCGCGCAGAAGGTTTTTCGTTCCATTTCAGTCATCTTCCATCGCCTCCAATGCTTTCTCCGCCTCCTCGCGAGTGAGAAATACGGTTTTGCCGAAGCCCTTTATCGATACTCCGTATTCCCGTCCGCGAGCGCCTATTGGCTCGATGCCAACAAAGCCAATCTCATTACCCAATCCGATCTGCTTAACCTCGCACTCGCTTATATGCTTGTCCGTGTCCAGTAAGGCGAATACCCGCTGGCCCACCTTGCACGGCAGCACCACCACGCGCCCGTCCTTGTCGGCCTCGGCCAGCTCGCGCAGGCGGCCGACCGGAAGGCCGTTAAACTCCTTAATCTCCGCGATTGCCTTACCCATCATGGACAGCTTGAGCGCCTCCACGCTTTCCGGCTCAAGCCCCGTGTCCTTGTATGCGAGCAAATCCTTTCTGATATTCGAATAATCCTCAATGAGCTGCTGCACCACGAACCGCTGTGTCATCGGCCACGCCGCAATCTGCTCTTGCAACTTTTTCAACGCCTCGTCCAAAACCATCACTTTACCTCCTGCATCCAGAACTCGCGGCGGCAGGCAGCGCACCTAGCAAAGAGCAGTCCATTGCATTCATACATCTTGTCAACATTTCTTGGGCACATTCCGACAACATCGTCATCGTCCATCATACAGTTAGGCCACTGCTCCAGAAACACGCTCTGTCGCGTCTTGCACGGATGCTCCTTCGACCACTGCTCAACGGCAACAATGATTTTCTCGTACTCTTCATCGGATGCGCTGGTGCCAAGGCCACATCCAGCTCTTTCAAGTGGGCAGCCCTCGCAATGCTTGCATAAGTTGCACATTCTTTTGCGTTCTTTCAAAAATTCTAAAGCGTCCATTTATACCTCCATTCTATCGATCACTTTTCGAATCACATTGCCGCCATAAGCGGCTTTCGTCAGCTCCAAAAACTCCGCCAGCGTCATCATGCCGTGCTCAAGGTCAACACCGTGATCGCGGGCAAACTGCTTTCGCCCCATGTCACACGAACCGGTCAAACGGTGGTGCCAATCGTAAAAATACTGCGTCGGATACGTTTTTTCGCGGTCTGTTTCACGCAGGAACGCATCAATGCGCTCATCTTCCGGCATATCCTCGAAAAGCTTGTCTCGAAGAGCCTCCATTGCTCCGCGCAGCGTTTCGCCGTGCGCAAAAACATTTTCCTGCTTGACGATGTAGCACGGTGTGAGCGTCAAATCCTCGTTCACGATTGCCCCATGCGCGGTGTTGCCGCGCACAGAGCGAATCAGCGTGTTTACACCGTCAATTCGAAAAACCGGCTCTCCGTTGAAACTTTTAATGCCGGAGCCGTCGCCGT